CCGCGAAGCGCAGGCCGATGCGCGCCTTGTCGCCTTGCATGAACGCGGGGAACGAGACGGCGGAGCCGCCGAGCGTGTTGGTCAGCTTGCGGTTGGTGAGGTCAGCGAAGAGGAGCGATTGCATGAAAGATTTGGTGAAGGCTGCGCGTCAAATCAGAGTTCAAAAAAGGCCGGGTCAAATGGCTGGAGGACGTAGGGAAACGGCGGCTCCAGCGCCGCGGCGGACTTGGCTTCCTCCAGCTCCTTGCCGAGCCGCTTGGCAATGGCGCGGGATTTTTTATCGAGGCCGAAGCCGTCCTTTTCGGTCTCGCTCATATCGACCAGAACCTCCCTGTCAGGTTGGGCCTTTGCAGCAGGGCGGCAGCAAGACTCATGTCGTCGTTGAGCGTCGAGAGCCTCGATGCGAAGATGGAATCCGCCAGCCCGCCGACCAGATTGGTGACGATGCGCAGTGGCTCGAACTCGACGGGGTCTGGCAGCACGGCCGGCGCGTGGGCGAGGTTCCAGAAAACCTCGTGCTTCACAAACGGCCGCCAGGTGCCGTCCGGCACGGCATCCATCGGCGTGTCCTTGGGCGAGAGCAGATAGATGGTGGCGATTTTGATGCTGTCGGTGTCCGCCTCGGTGATTTCTTGGGTGAAGCTGCCGATTTCGACCTCGATTTTGGGGATGTATTTGGCGTCGGGTCGCAGCGTCGGGCGTTCCTTGATCGGCGTGGAGCGGCCGTAGGTCAGGAAATAGAGGGCGTTGTAGCTGTCGAGAAATCCGTTGCCGCGCAGGATGTCGAGCTTGGCGGTGAGCCGGTCCACCTCCAGGATGACGTCCACGGCGCGCAGCACTGGCGGGCTTTCCTTGGGCGTGGGTTCGCCAGGGTCCACCAGTTGGATGCCGCTGTTGAGTTGGCCGGTGAAGACGACGGATTCCGGCGTCACTCCGAACTGGTAGAAAAATTCCGGCACGCCCTCGAACTTGTAGGAGACCGCGCCGTCGGCGGTGACGACGACTTCCTCGGGAGACGCGCCCTTGCCGATGATGCGGTTGCCGCCGAAAGGGATGCTCGGTTTTTCTGTGAGATAAGCGGTGACGGGTTGTTTTTCACTCGGCCGCTTTTTGGTCTCCTCCTCGATGCGGTCGAGCGTGCGGGCCTCGGCGAGCCGGCCGAAAGTGCCGACCTCCGCGTCGATGCCGTTGACGAATCCCGGCTTGATGCGGAACACCCACTCGCCCTGGGTTTTTGCGTTTTCGGCCTCTGGGTCTTTCGGTTTCCACTCCGGCGTGACCAGCCAGGGGTGGGTCCATTTTTGGCCGGTGCGCACAGTGCGGATCGGCAGGCGTTGGGCGAGCGTGTCGAGGAGCGCGTTCCATTTCCCAGGATCGAGGGCGGGCACCTTGGCTTTCGTCGCAATCATGTCGGGAAGAAGACGAACCGGCCGAGCGGTTTGGCGTCGGGGTTGGTTTTGAGTTCCTCCGGCGTGGGGTTTTTCTCCTGGAAGGTGAAGCGCAGGTTGTGGTGCACCACCTGGAAGGTCTGCTCGATGGACTTGCGGTCCTGGGTGAGGTGGATGACGCCGAGCGGATAGTAACCGAAGCCGTCCACCGGGCCCTTGGCGCTGTCGGTCTGGACGATCTCCGGCGGCTCGGGCTTTTCCTTCTTGTCCTTGGGCGCGGCCTTTTGCTTGATCGAGATGTAGATGCGGCCTTCCTTGTCGGCTTTGCCGAGATCGAGTTTCATTGCGGGCGCGGATTTCTTCGTCTCGCGCGCGCCGTCCTTGTCGCGGTTGTCGATGCGCCGCTTCCCGTCTTTCTCGTCCTTCATCTCCGGCACCTCGTCGTTGATCGTCCCGCTGGCGACGCGCACGGTCTTGTCGGAGGCGATGATGCGGAACGGGTGACGGAAGGTCGCGGAGTCCCGCACGCGGACGATGGTGCCGTGCTTGCTCAGGCGGATTTCGATCCGGTCGTCCGGGATGATTTTCAAGGTCTCCACCCACTTCACCAGCCGCGCCCAGCCGGCGGCGATGGGCTCGCCCTTGCGGACCTTGAGTTCTGCGACGTTCATTAGTATAAACTCTCTTTGTAGATTTCCTCAATCCAGCCGCCCTCCGGCGAGAGCAGCCATTCGTTCTCGATCCGCCAGACGTTGCCGTTCTGCGAGATTTTCGGCGGCATCGCCAGCCAGTTGCGGTCGCCGAACTCCACAGCATTGATCTCATCGGGCGCATCGGGGATTCTATTGTAGGTTTTGCCGATGTCGTTGACGGCGTTCTTCGGGATTTTTTTCGTCGACCATGAGCGGGTCACGCGGGCGGTCATCACGGCGTAGGTCGTAGTGCCGAACAGCGGATTGCGGTCGCCGGCACTGCGTTTTTTCCCACCGAGGCCGCCACCCGATTTCGCGTTGTTGGGGATAAATTCGGGGAATTTGAGGTCACCTTCCTCGACGTATCCACCGTAAGCGGCTTTGATCGCCTCGTAGTTGGGATGCGCTTGCAACGGCTCCTCGGAAAAATCGAAGTCCATGCTCCACTGCTCGGTGTTTTCTGGCTCTTCCGCATCGTCGTCCCCTGACAAATGGCCTTTGTAAACCACGGTGACCACCCAACCGTCATCGCCGTCATTCCATGCCTGCCAGGAGCGCGTGGATTCCGCCAGGCCGTTGGAGACATCCTTGCCCACGGTCGTCACCTCGCCGAACGACGCGACGTAATAAGGCACCGTGAAGGTGGTGATCTTGTTCTCGTCGCGGGAGCCAGCGGCACCCTCCAGTTTGATTTCCGTGCTCATAAATTAGAATGTCGGGACGAGCTCCAGCTTGACCGGCGGCGGCCCTTTTTTCAGTCCGTCGCGGATGTCGTTGAGCAGTTTGGTCTGGCGCTTGTTTTCCTCAAGCAGGCCGGAGTTTGCGCTGCGGCCGAACAGCACGTTCATGGACTGGGCGAAGGCCCCGAGGCTGCCGGCGTTGGATTGCATCCCGTCCTGGCGGTTCTTGTCCGCGCGGTCGGCGGCGGCGCGGGCATCAACTATTTTGCCGGATTGCTCGCGGGCGGTGGCGGCATCCCAGCCCGCGCCGGTGAGCTTGGCCATTTCCGCGCGGATCGCTTTTTCGCGTTCGAGTTTTGCAAGCCGCTCGTCGTCGCCGGTCAGCCGCGCCTGGAGGATCGCGGCTTCCAGTTTGTATTCGTCCGCAGCGATGGCCTTGGTCTTTTCCTCCTCCTTCGCTTTTTTAGCGGCGGCTTCGGCGGACTTTTCCTCTTCCTCGCGTTTCTTCGCGGCGGCCTTGGCAATCGCTTCCTGTTTCTCCGCCTCAAGTCCGGCCCACCATGCGGCGTTCGCGCGGTCGGCGGCGGCTTGGGCATCCTCGGTGGCGCTGCGGCCGTAGCCGGGGTCGTCTTTGTTTTGACGCTCATTCTCCTTCTCGGCGCGGGCGAGCTTTTCCTCGAAGCTCTCGTCGTTGAAAATGTTCACCCCGCTATTAAACGCCTCCATCGCTTCAGCCGCCCATTCAAGCGCGGGCGCGACTTGATTGGCGATGGTCACGCCAAACGATTTGAAAGCGTTCTGCAACAGCGCCACCGAGTCTCCGATTTGGTCGAAGCGCTCGGCGGACTCCGCCAGTTTGTCGCCGTAAGTTCCCACCTGGTCGCGGGCAGATTGCCATGCGGAGCCGTCCGTCATCACGGCGAGCAACTCGCCGCCCGACTTGCCGAAAATTTCCATCGCCGCGGCTGTCCGTTGGGCCGGGCTTTCGATGCCAGCGATCTTCTCGCCGATGGCGCGGAACGCCCCGACCGCGTCCATCTGTTGGAGGTCGTGGATATTGAGGCCGATCTTGTTGAAGGCGTTGGCGGTTTGCTCGCCGTCCTCGTTCACCCCGGCGAGGGCCTTCTGCATTTTGTTGAGTGAGACAGGAACCTTGCTAGCCTCGACGCCGGCATTGGTAAACATCTGTTGCAGGATCACCAGATCCCGCCCGCTGGCTCCGGTGCGCGCCATCATGTCGGTGAGTGCGCCGCCCGCGTCGATGGCTGTCTTCATCGCCAAGCCGATGCCTGCAAACGCGGCACCCGCGCTCAGGCCGATGCCACCTAACGAAAGCGCCTTGCCGACTCCGGCAAACGAACTCTTGACGCTGGCAGCCGCGGTGCGCGCTTTGCTTTTGAGCTCGTCGAGCTTGGCGAAGTTCCCGCCCAGGGTGATGCTGATTCCGGCCATTTGTGTTGTGCTGCTGTCAACGGTTCATGCGGCTCTGCGCGGCTTTGGCGCGGCGTTCCAGCACCGCTTCCATTGCCTTGCGCAGCCCGGCTTCACGCCGCCGCAGGGCGTCCGCCACGCGGCGCTGCATGTCGCCGGGGAACCAGGTTTGCGAGTTAAAGATGCGGATTGAGATCATCGGCCCGCTGTCTCGCACATCCGCGCCGCCGGGTTTTTTACCGTGGCGTCTGATCCACTGCGGCACGTTGCGGCTGGCGGTCTTGAGCGCGGTGGCCGCGCCGATCCAGCCGGCGTTGAGCAGACCGACCTTGGCCATCTCCTGCTTGATGTATTCCTTGAGCAGCGCCGGCCGGGTGATGGCGGTGAAGCGTCCGCCCATGGCGCGCGTGCGGCCGGACTTGGGGTTGCGCGCCTGCGCGTGGATCAGCTTCATGTCCGCCATCGAATTCGCCTTGACGTGGGTCAGCAGCTTGGTGCCGTTAGGACCTTCCCACTCGTGGCGGGCGGCGATGAGCTGGTCGATGGCCGCGGGGGCCAGGCGGGTGGTCGGGAAAATCTTGGCGATGTCCGAGGCCAGGCTGGCCTCGCCGGATTTCTTGGCCGCCAGCGAAATCCCGCCCTTGTCGGAGATGGCCGCGGCGTGGCCAGGCGGGGTGATGGCGATGACGTGGGCGACGAGCATCCCGGCCTGATCCTTGGTCACCTGCCCGAGATCCTTGCGGGTGAGCCGGGCAAACTCCGCGATGGACGCTTCAAGGCTGGAGGTGTCGAGGTCGATGTCGATCATGCCGGCAGGGGGTGGGTCAATCATCGTCCTCCCCCAGCCCTGCCACAAAGTCGGTCAGAGATGAGGGGATGAGTTCAGCGAGGGTTTGCTCGGTCGTCGGTTCCAGCGTCCACAGGTTGGCGTTCTGGAGCGCGCAGTGATAGTATTGGAGGGCGCGGGCCATTGGCAGCGTCCACAGGATGAAATGCTCCGCCCAGCCGGTGTCGCGGGCGAGGGTGTAAACCATGCTCGCCAGCCAGCCGGGGTTCAGGACTTTCCCGGCGCATCCTCCTTGGCGGCCGGTGAGTGTTTGCTTTCCACCCGCACGGTGGAGGCTCCGATCAGCGCCTCGATGCGCTCGATCTCGGCTTGGATTTCTTCCAGCGCGCCGATGGGCAGACCCATGGCGAAATCAAAAATCTTCTCGGACCAGGTGCTGTTTTTCACCGCCTCCCAGACCTCGGCTTCCGGCGTCGACTGCATCCAGGCGATGGCGCATTTCTGGCGGATCTTCTCGGCGTCGTCCAGCTCGGCTTCCTTGTTGGTGACGGCGGAGATCCCGAGCAGATAGGCCATCTGCATCGAGCCGATGGTGAACGGCCGCAGCCGGATGTGGTCGCCGCATTTCTCGGCGATGGGTTCCAGCATCCCGATGGCCAGCAAGTCCTCGCGGTCCATGGTCAGAACGATGCCAGGATTTCCTCGCGGGTGGCCGTGCTCGCGGCGTCTGAGCCGCTCGGCACGATGGCGATGCGCTTGCCCTTGCGGATGAGCAGCATCGGCTTGAGCGTCTTGATTTTGTCCACCAGGCGGCGGTGGTGCTCGGACGCGGCGCGCATGTAGGAAACCGGGTGGTTCGGGTTCGCCTCGCACCATTCCTGCGAGTCGTAGCGCTTGCGGAAATCCTCAAAGGTGATGGTTTCCGCCGCCTCGATGGGCTCGAAGACGATCTTCTCCGCACCGTCCATCAGCCAGGTGCAGGTCCGGCGGGGTCCGGTCGGCAGGTTCTCGACGGTGTCGGAGAAAGCGTTCTCGGTGGCGAAAATCCCGCCGCTGGCGAGGGCGGCGGCGACGAGCTGCGTGTTGCGGCTCTGGGTGGGCGCGGTGTCCGTGTCCCGGACGACGGTGATGGTGGTGCCTTCTTTCATGGGGTGATCTTGGTTTGGCGGGTAACGGTCCCGCCTCGGTTAGGCGGTGGCTGTCGGATAGTTCACGCCGGAGATTTCAAAGCTGTTGAAGTCTTCGTTGGTCTCGGAGTTCTTGATGCTCTTGATGATGGTCACACCGCCTGCGATCTGGTCGGGCAGGTAGCTGCCGCCGCTGCCGCCGAGTTCGGAATCCGCCACCGAGCCACGGCCCTTGACGCTAAACTCGAAGCTCGGATCGAACCTGGCACCTGAGTCGAACGCGCCGGCGCTGGTCTTGACGATCTTGTGCTCGATGGTCTTGGTGACATCGACGCTTTCGACAAGTGCCGCGGTGACGCACTCGACGCCGATTTCATTGAATGTTGCTGCCATGGTGGTGAAAAGTTAGGCCAAGTCGTCGTAAATGGTCGCCTGGATCTCGAAGCTCGGGAAGTCGTCGTTGCTCTCGGTGACCTTGGCCGAGGTGATGAAGGAGGTGCCCTTGGTGATGGTGCCTGCGATGACGCCAGTGAAAGTAACAGTGCCCTTGCCGGAGAGGGTGATAGACTTGGTGATGAGCTTTTTCGCCTTGGCCACCACGGTGACGCCGAGCGAGTTGCGGAGCGTGGCGATTTCCACCGCCGCGTCCTTGCTGGATTCGTGCGCGTGTCCCGAGGCTGGCGCGAGACCGTGCAAACTTAAAACTCCGAAAACTGCTGGCATGATACGATGGGGGTTGTTGTCAAACTAGCTGAAATCCCAAGATGCCCTCGATGGAGGTGAGCCAGCGGTTGTCGTCTGCGGCGATCTGGGTTTGGTGGGTCTTGGTCACCCAGCCGCCGAGGCTGAACTCGGCGGCGCTGGGCAGGGTGCCCTCGACCACGGCCTGGACGGCGGCAGCCATGGCCATGTGGGCGGCGCGGTCTTGGGCCGGCGAGCTGATGACGATCTTCACGCCGGCCTTGCGCAGCCCACCAATCACGCATTCCACCTGGTCGGCGACGATGAGGATGGCGGAGTTGTCCGGCTGGCGGATCTCCGAGCAGGTGCCCGGATAGATGTCGGGCGCGCCGGCGATGTCCGCGTCTTCGAGCAGTTGCAGGAAATAGTCTTCGACGAGTTGGTTCATGGCGTGATTTCTAGCGGCGGGTGGCGCGGTATTTCACCACGGCGGCACCGGGGTCTTGGGTGATTTCTGAAATTTTGTAGCGTTGCCCGCCGATGACGACCGGGTCGTTGTGCGTCGGCTTGGGCGTGGCGAGCAGGGCGTCTGGCACCCGCACGATGAGCGCTCCGGTCACCGCGTAGCCGCCCTCTTCCAGCGCGGATTCCATGGCGTCCTTGGAGACGAGGGCGCTGACGGTTTGGCCTTTGATCGTGACGGTGTCGCCGAAGGTTTCCAGCATTTCGGAGAACGCGTCGGTGATGCCGGACTGGGCGAGACTCATGATGTCCCACCCCATGTCAACAATCTGATTTGCGGCTTGCCATTTTGTCTCAAATACTTAACTTGCCGGCATGCGCTTCGGATGGGAAAACGGTCAGCGGGTGCCGGTGAATGATCGCCCGGGAAATGACGCAGGACCACGGCCGGAGAGAGGCGCGCTGGTGGTCGTCCGGCGGCTGGTCGGCATCATGCTGGCGGATACCAACCCGGCCCTGGGCGTCGAGTGCATGGCACTGGTCACCGGCATCGGCTATGAGGGTTCGAGCATGGCGGAGATCGCCCGCCGTCACGGCTGCACGCGCGCCGCTGTTTCTAACCGCTGCGGCGATTTGTGCGACGCCTTTGGCGTGCCGCGCACGCGGGCGATGCGGCCCGACAAGAACCGCGACCGCTGCCGCCAGGCGCGCTTGGAATCACTGGCGAAGCAATGATCTGCGCCGTGGAGTTTGACGTGGTGCCGGCGGGCATGGAGATCACCACCTCGAAACCGCTGCCGACATTCATTCAAGCCACGCCCACCGGGCTCATCCTTGCCAAAGACCTGACCTTCGAGGAGTGGTCCGCCATCGGCAGCAGCTTCGGAACTTCCCTCCAGACCGCCGCCTGGTGCATCGGCGACTGGATGGTTTACGGCGACGGCTTCGATGCGGGGAACAAGCGGGTGAGCGCGGAGGTTTTTGAGCAGGCGCTCGCCTCGACCAATCTCGACCGGAACACCCTTTCCAATTACGCGAGCGTTTGCCGGAAGATCCCGATGGCGGAGCGAAGCATCAATCTCTCCTTCGGTCATCACCGTTTGCTCGCGCCGCTTCCCTCGCCGCAGCGGCTGGAGTGGATGTCACTGTTGGATTCTGAATCCAACAAGGTGCCCACCGTGAAGCGGCTGGCCATTTCCCTCCGCATGACGGAGCAGGCGCCGCGCATCGTTTCGGATGACGAAATCACCGCGCGCGGCGAGCAGGCCGGCCACGACAATTATGTGCCGCATCTGACCCGCCTGCTCACGGTGCTGCGGAAAACGCTGCCGGAGATGAACGACGAGCAGCGCGAGGCGCTCCGCGAGGACAGTGAGCAGTTGCTCGACATCCTCAACGCCCTCTAGTGGCCCGCACGGGCTTGGCAGGCTTGGGGTCGCGGTGCTCGATTTGTGGCGCGCGGTGCTCGATGACGACGGCGCGGCCGGCGGTGATGAGGTCCGCGGCGTCTTGCGCGGCGACGTCCTGGAGAACGCTCCCGGCCTCGACGTGCCGTCCGTGAAGAAGGCAGCTGGTGGTGATGATTAGATTGGGCATGGTGGTCTGGTTGGTTTCAAGTCACAAAAAAGCCGGGCAGAGGGAAAACATAAAAACCCCTGCCCGGCCGGATACACACTACACAACCAACCGATTACACGGTCAGAAGATCTTTGATCGCGGCGAACGATGCAGCCCGGCGCACGTTGGCGTCGTAGTAGCAGTCTGCCGTGATGCGGACGAGTCCTTCGGTGTCCTTGATGTAAGGGTTGACCTGGATGTCGATGCCACCCCACTGGGCGATGACCAAGTCGGCGAAGTTGCCGTAGATCAGCGCGGAGCAGGCAGCGCCGGAAGAGCCCTTGACCAAGTTGCTAGGAACTTGGTTGGTGACTCCAGCCTGGTAGCCCATGAAGCGGTCGTCCATGTCTTCCTTCCAGAGGAAGAGACCGGAGCCTGCGTCGATGGCGGTTTCCTGAGCCTTGCCGCGAACGGAAGGGTTGGTGAGGAAGCCGAGCGATCCCATGTCTGCATCTGCGACTGCGACTGCGGTCTTGAGCTTGATGGCGTTGGCGCGGGTGAGTGCGAGACCGTTGGTGCCGCCTGCGACGCTGCCGATGCCGGCAGTGTTGAGGATACCGGTCGGCTCGTTGGTGCCGCCACCGTTGATGGCTCCCGACTCCATGAGCAGGGCGAGCATCGTGGCAAGGTCATTGCGCAAGATCGGCTCCCATGCGAGGGCCGACTGGGCGGTGAGCTGCTTGGAATACTCGACGAATCCGCCAGCCCGTTTCGGGGTGAAGCGGATCACTCCGGTGGTCGGGCTGTTCTCGCCGGAGGCTGCGTTCTCCGCGAGCTTGGCCGGAGCGGTGCCGGTCAGGAGCTTGGGGAGTTCAAAGTTGCCGGTGAGGCCCGTGAGGAACTGGGCACCGAGACCGCGCAGGACCATCTTCTTGTAGAGGAGGTCGATGAACGGGCCGAAGGTGGTGGCAATCGTGTTGCCTCCATCTGCGGCGACGCCGGCGGTCAGGTCGCGCTTGCCGAAGCCGAGCGCAACAGTCGGGATGCTGAACTCGCCGCGAAGGGCGATGCCTGCACCGAGCGCCTCGCGGCGGCCTTCCTGGTGGAGCTCAGCTTCGATGCCGCTCAGGTTCTGGCGGGAAGCCAGTGCCTGGATGCCGCGGGCCATCGAGAACTGTTGGAGATCGCGTTGCTCGCTCTTGCTTGGGCCTTGAACGGCTGGCGGCGCATAGGGAGTGTTGCGGGCGACAAGCGCCGAGGTGAAACGCTCCTGGAGCAGGGCGGCACTGGTGCCGTCTGCGATGGCGCGCTCGACTCCGAGCTCGATGTTGACCGCTGCGGCGCGAGTGCCAAGGAGGCGGATCGCGTCGATGCGGGAGGTTTCCACGGAAACATCGTCAGCCACGCGCAGGGCGGGGGCTGGGGTGACTTCTGCGGAGCGGACGGCGGCGGCCTCGGGGGCGGCGGCCGGAATGACGGCGTTGTTATCGGACATAATGGTGGATTCTTTAGAGTTGTTAGCGGGATGGATCTCACTCCGGCCGACTCCCACGGAGTTGTCGGCGGGGATGCTCACCAGGCTGATTTCGTAGGGCTCCCAATCGGTCACCCGGACGACTTCCACGCCGCCGGATTTGCTATCGGTTTCCTTCTGATGGATGAGGTAGCCGACCGAAACCAACCGGCGGATACCGTCCATGACGTCCTGGAAGATTTCCTCGCCGGCACCGCTCTTGGAGAAGCGGACGACCGCCCGGCCCTTGCGGGTCTTGGCGTCGATGGTGGCGGACTCCACGACGCCGATCTGGTCGGCGGTGTCGTGGTTGAGGAGCAGCGGCGCGCCGCTGTTGAGCCGGTCTAGCCGGACGGATGCGGGACTGTGGTCGAGCACCTCGCTGCCGAAGTAGCGCTCGACGGGCGTCTCGCTGGAAAAAGACAGCTCGACGGTGCGGGCGTCTTGGTTAGCCGCAGCGCGGTCGAGCTCGAAGGAACGGTAGAAAACACCGTCCCCCTGGGGGGCGGCTTTTCTGGCGGAAAGTGGCGGCGTCACGCATCACTCGCCGGTGTCAATCGTCATGACGGGCGCGGCGGGCTTGGGTGCATCCACCAGCTCTGGCAGGTTGATGCCCATCTCCAGCGCGAGGTCTTGGTCGGCCTTGATCGAGCGGAACGTGTCGTAAACGTCGCCGCCGTTTTCGGAGATGATTTGGCGCAGCGACTTCTGGCCGGAGCGCACCGCGAGGATGGCGGCGTCCATGTCTTTCTTGGGATCGACCCACGCCCAGCGGCGGCCTTGGAACTCAGGCACGTCGAACTTCCCGATCTTCTCGACGGGCAGGCCGAGGCGGCCCATCTGGAGCTCGGTGGTCAGCCAGTCGGTGAACAACGGCTCGCAGAAATGCTCGATTAGAAACCGCTGGAGACCCTTCCAGACCTCGCGCTCTTCGAGCAGGCCGGCGCGGATGGATGAATAATTCACGCCCTCCAGATCGCTGGAGAGGGTATTATAAGAAATGCCTAACGAGGTGGCCACGCCGCGGAGCATCGACTTGACGAAATCCCCGTAGCCCGCATTCGGGTGGTCGGAATCCCACGACTTGAAGTCCATGCCGGCGGGCAGCTCCTCGATGGTGCCGGGGCTCGCGTCCATGGATAGGTTGCCCTCGGCATCCACCTCGCCGGACCAGCCGTCCGGGGTGGAGCGGGTGAAGAATCCCATCTTGGCCGCCCCGGTTCTAGCGGCGACGAGCTCGGCCTCGGCGTAGCCGTCGAGCATCTTGAGCGCCTTCATCGAGGCGACCAGCCAGGGCAGGCCGCGCGTCTGGTCGATGCGGTCGGAGCGGTGGAGGTGAAAGATTTCCCCGGCAGGAACGCGGATGTGCTTGCGGGCGGGGCTCTGGAAATCCACGTCGCCGGGGTGGCGGCCGAGCAGCCAGTAGGCGACCGGGGTGCGCGATGCGTCCAGCTCCACGCCGGCGCGGATCTGGTTGCCGTTGCCAGCTGTCTGATGGAGGTCGTTGTCGAGGATGTCCGCCTCGATGAGTTGTAGCCGCACGCCGCCTCGGGTGACGACCTTGCGGATGAGGCACTCGCCGTCGCGGGCGATGGTGCGCAGGATGAGCTTCTGGACGTCGATCCACGAATGCTTGCCGCAGACGGTGCAGGAACCTTTCCGGCCCCACTGCCACCAGGCGGTCTCGATCCTGTCGTTAGCGATCTCGTCGAGCTTGCCGTTGAGCTCCTTGATGCGGAGCTGAAGTGCGATGCCGGCCTCGCCGATGACGTTGTTTTCCAGCGTGCGCAGGAAACCGCGCACCCACTCGTTATTCCGCTCGAGGTCGCGCGAGCGGGAGCGCAGCGAGCCGAGACTGTTGCGCATGGCGGCGTCTGCCGACAGCGGCGAGATGGCCCAGTCCAGCGTCAGGCGCGATGACCCGGCGGCGGCGAAAGACCGCGACGCCTTGGCGGCCGGCTTGGCGAAGATGGAGCGGATGGAGTTCAGCATGATGGAAAACCGATTTTGATGGTGCGGCGGCGGGTGCCACCGGCGATGCAGCTTTCCAGTGCGTGCTCTTCCTGGCGGAATTCATCGCGCAGCTTCTTGAGCTTGCCGATGTCGGCGAGGGAGTAGTTCTGGTCGCCGAAGCTGACGGACTGGTTGGTCTTGCCTGCCAGCTTGAGGATCGACGCCGTGAGCGCGGCGATGATGGCTTGGGTCTGTGCAAGGCGTTCTTCGTTCGTCACGCCGTCCGGCGGTTGTCAAAAACCGGGCACAAAAAAGCCCGCCGGGATTGCTCCGGGCGGGCTGGCGTCAAATCACGGGGGGTCACCACTGGTTGACCCACCCCCCCGATTTCCTCGGCGGGCGCTTCTTCTTCTCGGTGGCGGCGGCTGGCGTCTTCTCCTCGGCCGCCGGCGCGAATGTCACTGCCAGTTTCTGCCAGTTGATGTTGAGCAGCTGGAGCGCGGCCATGGCGTAAACGCGGCAGTCGAGCGCCTCGTTGCGCGCCTTGCTCGGGTTCTCGAATTTGGAGAACGGCACGCCGTCCTTGTAGCGGGTGACCTTGGTTTCGCTCGTTAGCTGGCGGAACCAGGTCTCGTCGCGGTCCGAGGGGAAGTGCATGTAGCCGGGGCCGAGGTCGGCGCTCTGGATGCGCGAATAAATCAGATCCTTGGCGGTGTCCGTGCCGACCGAGAACAGCGCGGCGCGGACGGTGCCCTGGCGGGTGGGCCGGGAGATGAGCGGCACGGCCGGGCCGCCGCGTCCTTTGCACGCGTAAACCTTGATCCGCTCGCGCTTCTTGGTGAATTGATAGACCGCCTTCGCCTTGTGGCCGGAGTCCATGAAGGCGCACAGCACCCGCATCTCGATGCCGCAGGGGTGCGTGAACTTCCGCTGGAGCTGGTCATCGACAGCGGCCTGCACTTCCGGCCGGTTAAAATCTCCCATGACGACGACGTAATCCACCGACCAGCTTTCCTCGTCGCTGCCCCACGCCACGAACTCCATCTCGACGCGGTCGCCCTGGACGTCGGCGCCCACGGTGACGACGTAGCCGCCGGCCGGGAAGTCTCCCCAGTTTTCCCGCCGCTGCATCAGCGGCTCCCACGCCACCGACTCGCCCTCCTCCTCCCAGGTCTCCGCCAGAAACGTATTCACCCAGGTCCGCAGCACTTCCTTGCCCTTGCGCTTGGCGGATAGGTGGTCGGCCGCCATCTGATGGAGGCGGTTGGAGAATCCCCGCTTGTGGCGGAACAGCGAGGCGAGGCCGTTGAGGTGGAAGCCGCGGAGCGTCCGCTCTGGGAACTCGGCCCGCCATTCGCCCTTGCGGACCATCGTCCGCCGGTCCTCGTCGTCGAGCTCCTCCTCGCAGCGGTCGCACAGGTAGTGGGCGTCGCTGCCGTCGCCTTCCTTGTCATAACGGACCTGCGCCCATTTCAATGTCTGAAACTCGCCGCAGCTCGGGCACGGGCACCAGAGCCGCCGCTGGTCGCTCTCCTCGAAGCGCGCCTCGATCCGCGACAGTCCCTTGACGGTCGGGGTGGAGGTCTCGAAAATAACAGGATTCCAGAACGTCTCGGTGCGCCGGATGGCGAGCGACGCCGGGTCGCCCTCGCTGCCAGCCGATGCCGGGAAGCGGTCTTCCTCGTCGAGCAGAACGACGCGCCGCGGGCGGGACGCGAGACCGGAGGGGGCGTTGGCTCCAGCCATGGCGATGTTGCCGCCGGGGAATGTCTTGTGCAGCAGGGTGTTGCCGGAGTCCCGGCTGCGGGCGTCGGCGACTCGGCCATGCAGCGCCGGCGTGTCGCGGATCATCGGTGCCAGCCGCTCCTTGCTCCAGCTTTCCGCCAGGTCAATGGTCGGCTGCACCATCAGGATCGGCGCGGGCTCGATGTCGATGAAGTAACCGACGACGTTGTTGAGCACCTCGGTCTTGCCGAGTTGCGACGCCACCATCAGGATCGTGCCGGAGGAGGTCGGGTCGTTCACCGAGTCCATCCACGCGACGGCGTAGGGCGTCATGTCGGAGGAATACTTGCCGGGATTCGACGACGACTCCTGGGAGAGGTAACGGAACTTGTTCGCCCACTCCGAGACCGTCATCCGC